GTTATAGTATATTATAAATTTAAGATTCTCTTAATTATCTATCGTCTGATGCTCTGTTCTCTGATTGATAGACATCAAACTCTCCACCAGGATATCTTTTCTTTAATTTTTCTACATTACCTGCCACTACCTCTTCAATAGGAACATCTAATGCCTTACAAGCTTGCATTACATACCAGAGAACGTCACCCAACTCAATAATAAGATGCTCTCGATTGTCATCTGTCCAAGGTTTACCTTGGAATAACATCTTCTTAACGATCTCCATAAACTCACCACCTTCAGCACTAATACCAACAGCAGCAGTAAGAAGCCGCTGAATATTGGAACCTTCTCCGTCAAGATATTCAATACTATCAAGGAAAGATTTATAATCTTTACTGGAATCGGATGTGACACCATCCACGAATATAGCATACTTATCAAAGTCAATTTTTTTAGTCATAGTCAAATTCTAGTTTTTTTAGTTTACTTTCTTTTAGTTGATTTTCTACTGGTTCAAAAGGAAGTCTTTTTTTTGCCTCTGGCAATCCTTGTTGTCCTGGTAACCCTTTTTCTCTTTGAGCAGAAATATCAATAATCTCTGGTGGAAGTGGTTTAGGTTGATCTACTCGTCTATAAGTAAAACCCTCTCCTTCATGCAATTCAAGTGTTCTTATTGCATATTTTTCATGACTACAATCACAATACTTTTCTCCCACACCATCATATACAGACCAGTAAGGATAAAAATGATCAGGCAATACCATTAAAATTTAAACTCCGAGAAAGATTTTTTAGGAATTTTATCCTCTTTATTATACTCGTCTTCTTGTCCATTGTCAATGATATCCTCTTGTGCTTTCTGTTCACAATCATATAATCTCATCTTTGCACGATCAATACCAATAACAAATCGTTTGTATATTGTAGGATCATTATATCTATTCTTTAATTGTTTAACCATTATTTGATTCAAACCTTCTAATTCTTCCGTCGATATAAGAGCAAACATGAGATCAGCAGTAGCGGGAAGACCGAAGGATTCAGATGTATCGGTAAGATCAACGTCGCTAGAACCGTAACCAGAACGAGTAGTCTGAGTAGCCGAAAGAATTGGGAGATTTGCTTCCACTGCAAGACCTCTAAGTTCTTCCGCAATCGCCTTAATGTACGAGTAACTATTAACATTGCTATTTGCCCTGTATCTTGATGATGCACATATGTTTAGATAATCTATGAATATAATATCAGGTTTAAAAGATTTCTTCAATGATAATTCATTTAATAATGCTTTGAAATGTCCTGAGTGTGCTGATGCTGTTGGATATTCTTTTATTATTAATTCTCCTTGAGTCTTCTTTTTAAGTTTATGTACCTTCTTTTCAAACATTGGTTTGGGTAAATCTGTAATGTTTTGAATGTTAACATTTAGAAGATTAGCATCAATTCGTTCAGCAATTTTCTCCTCAGCCATCTCAAGCGTGATGTATAATACGTTCTTGCCTTGGAGTAACACACTGCTTGCGACATGACACATAAACAAAGACTTACCAACACCAGTGCCAGCCAAAGCAATATTGAGTGTTTTATTTGGAATGCCACCCTTTGTAATCTTATTGAAAAGATCGAGGTCGAATTCAATTCTTTCTTCCTTTCTATGATAGGATTCATACCTGTCCTCATAATCTTCTAAGTAATCGTGTCCTATATGATTATCGAAAGAAACAGCCAGAGCGTCAGAGAGAATGCTAGGAATAGCATCCCTTCCTTTATTGTCATCTTTTCCATCTGCTAAAGAAATAGATTCCATTAATGCTAAGTATATAGCACGATCTCTACACCATTTCTCAGTTGTATCTACTAACCATTGATTATCTACTTTATCATCAGTAAATAAAGAAACAACATCTCTAGATTCTTTTATCTCAGTTTCATTTAAATCATCTCTATCCTCTAACTGAATTGTTAGTGCTTCAGTTGTAATTGAACTTCCATACTTAACAATGAATTTACTAATCTCTTCAAAGATAACTCTTTCAATTCTTTGTTCAAAGTAATCAAGTTGAATGAAAGGAATTACTTTACGAGAAAACTCTTCATCGTAAACTAGATTTCTGAGGATAGTAGTCTCAATTCTTTCCATTAACAATAATGTACATATGTACTCATAATATATTTTGATTCCTTTTTAGGTGGTAATCCTAAATGAGGATACTCCCAAGTGGGAGGAAACACTATTACTCTACCAGATACTGGTTCAATATTCAAGTTATGTGAAGGAAACAAAGTATTTCCATCATTGTCATTCAAATAAAACAAGAAAGCAAGTGCTCTCATTGAAGAGTAAAAGTCAGTTACATCAACATGTTCATCAAATCTTTCATTACCATTATTATAATATCTCTTAACTCTAAATTCTTCTAACTTTTTAAACTGAGGAATATATTTTGATTTAGTATCAATTTTATATTGATAATATACTTGTTGTACAATAGGAGTAAGAAGTTTTACAATACCGTTTGATACCCTGTTAAGATTTATTTGTGTGAAACAAGGACAATGATCCTTATCAACATACTCTTGTTCTTCAGTATTAGTTTCAAATAATAAAATTAAATCTCTACAGATTTTACCTGGTATTGTATTATCATATACGTTAACCATATGAGTATTCTTCTTTTGATATATCATCTAACTTCTGCATTACTTCTTCTGTAAAATACTTATCTGGATTCTTATATATTTCTTTTGCATAAACTTTCTTACCATCCATCTCATATCTACCCGCAACATTCTTCCAAAGACCACCTTTCTCTCCTAAGTCTAAAAGACCATAGTATTTGTCTAATCCTCTATCATCATAGTATAATCGAATTTCGACTTCTTTATTTTCTTTACTTAGACGTGACTTATGAGTCTTTGCCTTGATAATGTTTCCAATGACATCTTTTCCGTCTTTTTCTTTCTTCTTGGTAAGATAGATGATTGTAGATGCAGCATACTTGAGACCGCTGCCTCCTCCCATTTCTTTAGTTGGGACGTAAGATCCGATAACGTCATAGGTGTGATTAGTAACAATAAGTGGAATGTTTGCTTGACCAAGTTTTAATGTAAGCATTCTGAATGCTCCTTTAACAAGTTGAGATTTGGTCATATCTCTTACCTGTTTATCATTTAGGGCATCCGTAATTTCTTTCTCTGTAGAAAGCATACCTAGAGAGTCTAACACAAACATACAAGGTTTGCGATTCTCTTCCTCTGTCTTAGAGTATATATCTACTGCCTTCAATGCCTTACCACGAAACTCTTCAATTGTTACGACATTGACAACAACCAACCGTGTTAGGTCAACCCCACGAGACTCAAGTAATCCTTTGTTGACAGCAGCCTCGGTGTCAAAATAAAGGCAGTAACCATCAGGGTTATTATCCAAAAAGTTTTTGACAACAGCCAAGGAAAAATAAGTCTTTCCAGTAGAGCTTTCACCAGCGATGGCAGTAATCTTATTACTAGATACACCACCATAAATGGAACCGCTAACCACTGCATTAAAGATGTGTGATCCTGTGTCGATGAATCTTTCTGTTTCATCTATGTCCTGTGCAACTTTTGTAAAATCATCTCCAATCTCTTTTACAATTTCTTTCAAGAAATCCATTCTTTACCCTCTTTACGATGATGTACTTCAACATAGGATTGACACTTAGGACAAGATAAATTTGTTACGAAGTCATATGCATGGTCTTCACCATAAAACTCTTCTTCTAAATCGTGGTCTCCACCCCAAATGAGTTCGGTGCCACAGTGCCAACAATCCATTTTATTTTTATTATACTATTTTTTCACTTAAACGTCAAGTTTATATTATTATTCCCTTTTCTTCACGAAGTATTTTTTTGTAAGGTCCGTCAGGATTATTATCTCTGACTTCTTTTACTTCTTTCAAAAGATGATATAATCTAGCATCTCCTCCAAGAGAAAGTGCATTTACGATTGTTTCTAAATCATTATCATTAATAGGTAATTCCATTAGGAAAAAAATAGTTCTAAGTTTACAGTTTTTTCAACATTCCACCCGATTGCATCGAGGATTGCTTTGAGTGGTTCGACAAAACTTTTATCGATTTGTAAATCGTAATCAACATACTTCTCAAGTCCAAGTTCTCTAGGAAAGTCTTGAATAAATGATATCACATTCTCTTGAATGACATTTGGTTTTTGTAAGTAAAGAAATTTAACTTTCTCTCCATTACTGATGAGTGAATATTTATTGTCCAACTTTTTTGATTTAACATAATGATTAAACAATAATGCACCCCGTATATGTATAGGAGTTCCCTTTTCATAAATTGTAGAATGTGCTTTATACTTCTGTACATTTGATGCAGTGCGAGGAAAAGCAATCTCTTCTGGTGGTAGTTTTTTGAATTGTTTTCGGGACTCATCAATAAAATCTATCACATCTTCTTCTGTTCCATTCATCATTAACTTAAGTGCATTCTTAATAAGTAAACGACAAGGTGCAGGAGTTGATGACTTCACTGCTTCAATACCCATCATCTTTAATTTGGGTTCATCATATCTTACACCCTCACTATCCCATACGTTTAGAATATATCTTTTCTTAGCAGTCCATATTCCACGGTCAGCGATATTTTCACGTTTCATCTGCATCTTCTGATCGTATGCGTTCACATAGTCCGCTAGTTCTTCATATGAGGCATCAATGTATGGTTCAAGTTGTTTCTCACAAACTTTATTAAGGAACGTGACCACTTCCTCAGTAGTCTTCTCTCTATCCTCATAGACTCTATCGACCAAATCACCCATATGCAAATAGATAGAATCAGTGTCACTAGCAATAACATAATCTTTTCCGTCAGTTTTTAAGATGTTGTTCATCTTTTGGTTCATTTTATTTTCAATCCATCGGATTGATACTTGTCCAGATAGAGTGATGGCTTCTGCATTGGCAAGTTTGAAATAACGAAAATATTGATTCCCAATAGCACCATAAGCACTGTTAAGGGCAATCTTTTTTGACATCTGAACGTTGTTGCATCTTGCGATTTCTTTCTCAAGATCTTTTGTTGGAGTTTTTTCATAAGACTTTTTTGCTTTGATCATTCTTTTCTTAAAAATAACCCTTTCGTTATACATCTTCTCCATCAACTCTGGTAGAAATCCTTTCTTCTCTTTACTATACATGGCACCATTGGCACATACAGCAAAA